ACTATTCAGAGAGCGAGTCGAAAAAGAATTAGACTTACCTTCTGAACATTTTAACCTGTTTAAGGGAAACAAAACAAAAATAACAAGGAACAAATAATATGAATGAAGAGACAAGAGACGTAGCAAAACAAGAAGCTGGATCATTAGCAACTTTGGACTTCGTAGCAGACTCAGGAATGGGTTTAGAGAACGTAGACAAACAAGATCTAGCCTTACCTTTTTTGAAACTGTTACAATCAGGATCAGATGAGACTAAAAAGAAACATGCAAAGTATGTAGAAGGCGCTGAAGCTGGTATGTTCTACAATACAGTTACAAAGAAACTGTATAATGGAGAAAAGGGAATAGAAGTTATTCCTGTATTCTACAAGATGACATATCCAGAGTGGGCACCTTTTGAAAAAAGAGAAGGTAGACCTATACATAATGACAGAGGACCTGGAGTTATGTCGAAGGTAACTCAAAATGATAGAAACAAAGATATGTTAGATAATGGAAATGAAATTATCAAAACAGCAAATCACTTTGTAGTTATCAATGGTGAGAGACCGGAGAAAGCTTTGATGACTATGAAGTCAACACAGCTTAAGGTAAGTAGACAATGGAATTCTTTAATGGAGAATGAATTTGAAAACGATCCTAGTACGGGAAAATCTTTACAAGCACCTACATTTTCTAGAATTTATAAATTAAATTCTGTTGAAAATTCAGGTAGTTTTACTTGGCATGGGTACAATGTGTCTATGATAAAAAAAGTAGACGATGCCGGCCTATATCAAATGGCTAGAGATTTCTATAACTCTTTAAAAAACAGTCAGCAAAAAGCTGCAGCTGTAAAAGAAGAGGAATCTAACTACTAATTCTACTCTTATGGAGCAGATAGGAGCGGCAATGCGAGAGTTGAGCCGCTCCGACCCGGGATCTTTATGGTTGAAAAATTTATAGAATTATTTACTGGATACCAAGGCGACTTTGGTATTGCCGATATGTCTTCGGCACAATTAGACACAGACAAAAACAAAGTTAAACCAAATTACGAATGGGCTGGTAGACCTATTACACAAGGTGATTATAAAGATCATATTGAAGGTAAGATATCTATTGGTATACAACCATGTAGACTAGACAAAACAGTTCAGTTTGGTTGTATAGACATAGACTCAAAAGATTATTCAAGTTTTAAAGTTGAACATTATTTAGCATTGTTTCAACAATTTAAATTACCACTAATACCATTGTTATCTAAAAGCGGAGGACTGCATTGTTATTTGTTTTTAAAAGAACCGATACCAGCTGTTGATCTAATCTCGGCACTGAAGTCTTTTCTTCTGCCACTTGGATTAGAGCCTGACACAGAGGTTTTTCCAAAACAGAAAGAATTAAAGGAAGATGACAAAGGCGAAATAAAACCAGGTAACTTTATAAACTTACCATATTATAATAATGGTAGCACAAAAAGATACGCAGTTGATAAAGACAATAACAAATTAGATATAGAAAAATTTATAGAAGTTGCTAATCAAAGCAAGATTGGTAAACAAGAACTAGAGAAACTAGTAGATGAAACATACAGGAATATATTAGTAGGTACCGATCCAGAGTTTGAAGATGGTCCACCTTGTTTAGCTTTGTGTTCAAAAAGAAAATTAGATGATGGTAGAGATAGGTTTATGTATAACTACATGGTCTTTGCTAAAAAAAAATACAAAGACAAATGGCCAGACCAAGTTNCAAAAGCAAACTATAGTTATCTAGAAGACCCATGGGATAAAACAAAATTAGATTCTAAGATAACTGCATGGAAAAAAGATACTGCAGGTCATACTTGTTATGAAGATCCAATACAAAGCAAGTGTATGCGTACACTTTGTTTNTCANGNCCNTTTGGTGTTAANTCAGATAGTATTACAATGTTTCCTGACATTACAGATTTTGAAATTATTACTTATGCAGAACCAGAATACAGATTTAATGTTTTACTTCCGGATGGTACTAAAGAAGGTGTTGTTGCAAACCATAGAAGGTTTGTTACAAAACAAACAGAGTTACTAGATTTAATATGGGAACAGACAGGTATCTATCACGAGCCGTTAAAACCAAAAGACTTTAGAGCAAAACTAACAGAAATTAGAAAAGGTTCTACTAAAATAGCACCTCCAGCTGGCACGCAGGTAGAAGATAGATTAAACGAAGAGTTATATCAATACTGTGTTAATGGCCCACGTGCAAAAAACAGAATACAAATTAACAGTGGTTCTTGTTTGACAGAAGAAGGTCATCACTTTTTTAGGTTTAATTCTTTTATAGATCACTTAGGGTCTAGTTGGAAGATACCAGAAGAGAGAATAGCACAGAAATTAAAAGATAAATGTTTGGTTGAGTTTAATCATTCGCTAAATGTAGATGGTAAAACAATTAAGGTATGTAGACTAAAACAACTACATATAGATAAGATAGAATACAAACCAGTTGAGCGAAAAGAAAGTAATTATTAATGAGGTATAAAGTAGTAGGTCCACCAGGTACAGGTAAAACAAGAAAATTGTTAAACGAAGTACAAAAGTATGTGGACAAAGGCACACCGCTAAATCGTATAGGTTACTTTGCTTTTACTCGTAAAGCAGCAGGTGAAGCAAGAGATAGATTCTTAAAAATAAGAACAGAACTTACAAAGAAAGATATAAAATACTTTCAAACACTACACTCTCTAGCATTTAATAAGCTAGGTCTTAAGGAAGAAAACGTTATGCAGGATCTTAACTACAAAGCAATAGGTGATAGCTGTGGTATACAAATTAAATACGCATCATACGAAACTAATAATTGGAATGGCATATTTTCATCTGACAGTGAGTATTTAGGACTAATAAATTTAGCAAGAGTAAAACAAATATCTGTATTAGATCAATTAGATTTAAACGAACATCTATCTAAAATAGAAAGAAACAAACTAGATGCAATAGAAAAAGAAATTAACAACTATAAAAAAGTATATGGTCTTATTGACTTTACAGACATGATACAGAAATTTTTAGACACAAAAGATGTACCAGAATTTGATGTTATATTTGTAGATGAAGCACAGGATTTGTCATTAATACAATGGTCTATGATAAATAAAATAGAGCAAGATACAAAGTGTGATGTGTGGGTAGCAGGTGATGATGACCAGGCTATATTTGGTTGGGCCGGTGCAGATGTAGATTCTTTTATTGACTATGATGCAACAGAAATACCATTAACAAAATCAGAAAGAGTGCCAAGTAGTATACAGAAAATTGCATTAGATGTCATTGATAGAATACAAGATAATAGAATTGACAAAGAGTATTTTCCAAAGTCTCAATCTGGTGAAATTTACGAGCGATATAAAATATCTGACATAGATATGTCTACAGGTGATTGGTTAATATTAACTAGAACTAAATCATTACTAAAACCAATACCAACTTATTTAAAAAAGAAAGGTTTATTTTTTAATACAACACAAGGAAATAGTATTGGTAAAAGTTTGTATGAAGATATACAATACTGGTCGCAGTTACAAAAAAAGATTGCTCTTCCTGACATACAATTACAAAGAATTAAAGAAAGAATAAAAGGACCAATGAATCTATCATTAAAATGGTATGATGCATTTAACAATGTATCTGACAGTCAGATAACTTACATGAGGTTATTATTATTAAACAATGAAGATCCAACAAAAGACGCAAGAATAAAAGTATCAACAATACATGGGGCCAAGGGTGGTGAAGCAACTAATGTTGTTTTGTTTTTAAATCATACAGCAAACACACTTAAAGGAGCAAAAAAATCTGTTTACAAACAAGATGAAGAGTATCGTGTTTGGTATGTAGGTATCACAAGAACTATGCAAAATTTATACTTAATAAAATGTTCAAACAAATCTAAGGAGTTTAAAATATGAGTGATGATCCATACAAGAAACAAATTTCAGGTACACATTATATGTACATGGAGATACAGCCAGCAGAGTTTATAAATAAAAATAAATTGCTTTTTGCAGAGGGCAATGCTATAAAATACATATGCAGACACTCTCACAAAGGCAGAGTAGAAGACATAGATAAAGCTATACATTATTTAGAAATGATTAAAGAGAGAGATTATAAATGATATTTAAAGCACAGACAGAGTGGGTTAAACCTACTGAGTTTCCTGATTTAAGATTTTG